GCATGGCCTCGCCGTCGGGAGTGCGATGGTGCTTGGCCTTGGTGCGCTTGCCGTACTCGATGCGTCGGCCACTCTCTGAGAACTGGGCTTCGCCGTTCATCTGGATGCGGTTCTCTTCCTCCAGTTCGATGATGCTTTGCGCGTCGATCATGGTCAGCAGCACGTCGCTCAGGTTGTTGCATCCGAGTTGTCCGCCCATCAGTCGCAGCCGTCGGTAGATGCCGTGCATGGTCACTTCGCAGACGCGCTCCAGTATGTCGTCGGTGCATTCGGTCATGCGAGCCTCGCCCATGAACGGCTTGTCAATCATCACGGCACCGAAGCCTCGCTTGTCCTTTTGCTGAAGGATGAGCACCACCTGCGCCACGTCGAGGTCGTTGGGGTTGGCGAGGTTGAACGCCTTGGCCCACGAAGCATCGGTCTCCATCATGGTCATCACCTTGCGGATGCGTGGGTCGAGCTCATGCTGAGGTGCTGCTGCCCGTGCCATCGTATAGGCGAACATCTGGAACATCTGGTAGCTGTTCACGCCGATGGTCTCGCAAATCTTGTCGAGCACCGCTGCCTGGTCGGGGCTGACCTTCACGGAATAGACTACATGTTTGTCATCTTTCTGCTTTGTGCTCATAATTTCTAAAATAATGTTAGTTGTCGCTGTTCGTTGTCGATGCGCTTGCAAGCCTTGTCGAAGTATTCCTTGTTTAACTCGAAGCCTATAAAATGACGCTTTCGATGATGGCAGGCGACTGCGGTTGTCGCTGACCCCATGAACGGGTCGAGAACGATGTCGCCCTCATTCGTCCAACTGACGACATGGCTCTCTGCAAGATGTTCAGGGAATGGCGCAGGGTGGTCGCTGTTCTGCTGTTGATTGATTTGCCAAATGTTGGTACGTCTGCCGTATTCTTTTGTGATGATTGCCCTTTGCTTACCTTTCCCGTCAGTCAGTCCGCCATTTGTCGTATTGTTGTGTGGCTTTGCTACGTTCTTGCGGTCTTCGATAGGGTTGAACGTCTTAATAACGCCCTTGCTGAATACGAACATGTACTCAAAGTTTTGCAAATAGCAATTCGATGAACCAAGACAACCGCTGCAAGTCTTCTCCCATATCATGGTGTCGTGGATGTTCATGCCGCACTCGTCTTTGAAGTAGAGAGCCTGCCGGAACGATGTGCCAGACTCGCTGCCATTCATCGTTTCGTCATTGACTACCCAGACGCAAACACCGCCAGGCTTCAGCACCCTTGCGATTTCCTTTGCGACCTCTTTGAACTTGTCGAAGTTCCAACCCTCGCCAACACCGCCGTATGTCCGCATGGTGTCGTATGGTGGCGAAGTTATCACAGCGTCGATTGAATCGTTATCAAGTTTGCGCATACCTTCAACGCAGTCCATGTTGTAGATGCGGTCAAGTTCAATGCTCATAGTGTTTAACCTTGCTTTCGGCTTTTGTTAAAGTTGTATCGTTGTCTCAGTATCTCGCGCCACATCCGCACCCGTGGGTCTTGCAACTCTATCGGGTCGAGGAATGGCTCGTCGGTGTTCCAGACTTCGGTGATGATGTCGCCTATCCTGACAGGCTCGTGGGCAGGGGTCGCGCCGTGGTAGAGCCTCGCCGTAGCGTTTTGGTCGGTCGCGCCCTGCCCGTCGCCTGTCTGTCTTGGTTTGTCACCCGTCCGCATCATGCGGATGGCAATGTCGGCAATGTCGGCCTTGTCGCCGTCTTCCTCGCGCCAACAGGTATCAAAGAAGTGGGTATAGACTCGGCAATGGTCGTAGCCCAGTTTGTCGCACACCTCCTGCCAGTCATTGCGCCCGTCCTTGTCGGGCCACAGCCATACGGTTCGCCCTTGGTCGATGAGCGGCTGGAACTTGTCAAGTTGAAGCCATTGCAAACCGCCACAGGCGAGCCATATCTGGGAGTCGAAGTCGCCGTAGTAGTTGGCCATGATGATGGCTGTCTTCTCACTCTCCACCACGTTCACCACGGCTTGCTGGTATCGCCTGAGCAGGTGCTCACCGAAGAGCGCATAGTGTACTTCCCACTTGTCGGGGTCGTACTGCTTCTGCCTGGCTCTCCATGCGTGTTCCCAGTCGGAGGCGAACACCTTGCGGCCTTGCTCGTCGCGGTCTTTCACGCGGTGGCCGTCGTCCTTATACTTCATGTACTTGGCCGTGAGCGGCACGCCGTCGTGGGTGATCTGCCAGAAGGCTATCCATTCGGGGCCGTGCGGACAGGTGGCCACACAATAGAGGCGCAGCACATCGGAGAGCCTTGCCCGCTGCTCGTCGTCCCACGGCAATGAGCGGAGCCACTTCACAAAGAGCGTCTGCTCGATGCCCTTCATCGAGTCGCCTACGGTCTCACGCCTGAAGGTCAGCCGTGGCAGTGGCGGCGGTGCCGGTCGTGGTGGCGGTGGCGTGTAGTTCACGGGCACGTTGTCCACCTCGATGCAATACTTCTTGCCGAGCCAACGGATAGCGTCGGGGAACGACAGCCGCTCGTGCTTCATCAGGAAGTCAACAGGACCGCCGCCCTCGCCTCGTCGCATACACACGAAGCAGTGGTAGGTATTGCCGCCCCGCTTCGCGCTGACCGTCGATGGACGGACGATGAAGTTTCCGTCGTGCTTGTCGTCGTGGAAGGGGCAGAGTCCCGTGAGGTTCACTCCAGCCTTGCGGAGCGTCACGCCGCAGTCTCTCACCACGTCCTCAATCTTGGCCGCGTCCTGTATGCGCTTAACGATTTCGTCGGGTATCTTTGGCATAGCTGTTAAACTTGGTCTATGAAGTCCAGAAAGAATAACTACCTTCTTCGGAAAGAATAACTATGTTCTTGTCGAAGAATGACTACCTTCTTTCGGATGGTCGAAATACGATAATCTGTAAAACCATAACGTGCGTGTGCAAGGCTCCCCGTGGCACATCAGCCCCATTTCCGTGACCGCCTTCTGGCGAGCGGTCACTTGGGGCGTGCCAGCCTTGCGCGTATGCGTGCACCCGTGCGCTTGGATATTAACCTGTTAATATCCAACACGCGCACTCTACGTGCGAGGGCTTGATGCTCATACGTTTGACCTGTTGGGCAGTTCGACAATCATCTGCTCTTTTCCGCTGACTGCCAACTGATAGAGGGCACGGCTCAGTTGCACTATTTCAAACCATGTGGCAGGTCGTATCTTGTCGCCGTTGTGCCACACTCTCGATGCCCCAAATGGGGTACGGTCGATGAATGGCGGTTGTACCTCGTCGATGGTCAGCATGACCTGTCCGAACACGTCACACTGACTTTCGGCATTGATGCGGTCGAGAATCATGATGTTGCGCTGTGTCACCTTGTCGGTTTCGCGGTTAATGTCAACGTAGGTCACGATGTCTCCCTTCTTAAAGGGTATTCCTTCGGGAATTTGCCCGTCCTTCTTGATGAAGGTGTTTTTTCTTTCCTTTGCCATTGTCTTAGAATGGGATTATTATACGATTGATGTTGAGCCGGGCGTTTCTTTGTCCTGGCTCTTTTGGTTCTTCGAGTAGTAGTCTTGCACGCAGGGCAGTGTCAACAACTTCGCGCTGTTCGTCAGCGTCCGTGATGCCCTTTTGTGCGAGAATATTCTTGTAGATGTCAGAACGGGTGGTTGGCCACGTCACATTGTTTTGCAACTCGGTTATCCATCCCTGAATCTCTCGCGGTTCATGGTGCTTCACCATGTCCTCACTGCCCAGTTCCACAGGTACGCCCCATCCGAGGGCACGGTCTTCAACGGTGAAGTACCAGTCTTCCTGGTCTTTGCCGCGAGCCTTGGTCTGTTTGATCTCGAAGAACACCGACGGGAAGTCCTTGAATCGCTTCTCTGTGTGTGGTCCCTTGTGCTTACGGATGACGAATACCTCCGTCACCTTGCGCTCCGCTATTGAGCCGAGAGAGCCAACCAGCTTGTCGGTCATCGGGTTCTCGTGCAGCACGCACCACATCGACATGTTCAACGCAGTCGAGTATGCCATCAGGTCACGGATGATGTCAGAGCACTCCGTTTGGTTGTTGTAATCGTTTACGATGTCAAGTAGTCCGTCAATGAACACCACGTCGGGCTTAATCTCCCACATCAACTGGAGAATCATCTTGTATCGCTCTTCCACTTGCACCGTGTCACGCAGCCTTGCCACCTTGAAGCGTGGCTGAGGTACGCTGTACGATATGCCAGCCAATGTGCAGACGCGGTTCTTAATGGCTATCGTGTCGTCTTCCGACTGCTCAGTGTCGATATAGAGCACCGTCGGCTCTCCCTCAATCTGGCACGTCATGTTTCCAAATCTTCCGCAAAGAATTGCGGCCATGATTTGCGACATGAACGCCGTCTTGCCGTGTCCTGATTTGCCGCCAACAATATGTAGGTCGCCTCGCTTGGCAAAACTGATGCCGTTGTGCTTCAGCGTCCATTTTGGCGGTGTATATGGCTTGGCAAAGTCGAGCAAGCAGCCCGTTGTGTCCGTACCGAACCATTTACGGTATTTCAGCAGGTCGGGTTCCTTATCCGGCTCCCCCGGCAGTGGTATCTTGTTCTGTTCGTTCATAGTTTCTTGTTCTTATGTGTCGCCCGATATGCTTGCATGTATATCTTGCGTCGCCTCTGCTCAGTCCGGTAGACCTCCTTGTATCGCCGCATCCAGTTGATTTCTTTCGCTACGTGTACGGGGTCGGTGATGGTCAGGTTGGCGAGGTCGGCAGCTCTAATCTTCTCCATTCTCTAAGTTCTCCCACGTCTGTGCCCTCACCTCCTCGATGTTGCGCAGGGCTTTCTTCATTTCGCCCTTGGTACGGAATATCTCTTCATATTCGGGCAGGGTCTCACTCACACTGTCGTAGATGTAGTCAGGGTTGACCCATGTCTCGGCAAGTTGCATGATGCCCATTTCGATATTCTTGTCCTCCGTCGGCTCCAGTTCGTAACTGATGTCCTCGGTCAGCATCATGGCTCGCGTCCATGCCTCACGGACACGTTGCAGTGAGAAGTCCTTGAACAGGTTGCGAATCTGGTGTGGCTGAAGCATCGGGCAGGCTTGCATCGCGTCGCGGAGTGCCGTCTGGTAGATGTCGCCAGCCAGCACCAGGCAAGCCTGACCGACACACGCCCATGCCAGCGTCTCGGCATTTGGCACGTTGTGGTTCAGCAGCGACAGTCGGTATTTGTTCCACAGGCTTGTTACCAACGGACGGCTTACGCTGTATGCCTTTGCGCTCGTGCCCTTCCAGAACTCGAAGAACTGTGCGTCGGTGATGTCGCCGTATATCTTGCGATAATTGGGCGACAGGTCGGCAACATGGAAGAATCTGTTGGTCTCGGTGTAGAGCAGCCGACGCTCATATTGGTGTATCTCGTCCACTGCCTGCTTGTAGGCCTGTTTCACCTTGTGCTTGTACTTCGGGTGCGGTGGCTTGCGGTTACCATGACGGTCGAGAGCCTTGCCGCTGATCTCGCTGAAGCAGTCCATCATGATTGCCGTCGCACAGCCGTTGGCCACACCCATCACCACCTTCACCATCGAGGCAGCCGCGCCCAGTTGCCTGTGCAACTCGCCTTGTCTCTCGTCGATTGTTATCATAGTTCTTTGATGCTCGTCGTTAGTCACTGTGCCTTGCGGTTTGCCCGCAAGGATTCCCACGCCATGTTAGGCATCGCATCCCTCGAAAGCGAAGGCCAGCCCGTAGGCTGGTCTTCCTTGTAGTAATCAGAATGGCAGGTCATCATTTCCGTCGTTGTTTATGGGATTGCCGTTTGCGTCAACTTTCGGGGGAAATGGGCCTTGCTGTTGGCCTTGGTTCGGCTGAGCGGGCTGTTGTCCCACTGCCTGAGTGTTAGCCTGCTGTGCGGGCTGATTTGCGGGCTGTGGGTTCTTTGATGCACTGGCTCCAATGAATGTCACAGCGTCGAGTCGCGTCTCATTGAACCAACGGCCATTGTACTCATGGGCTTCGATGTGGAAGCGCACGCGCACCTCGTCATTGGGTTGCAAGTTGAACTGCTTGATCCTGTCTTCACCGAAGACTCGCATCACGATATACGATGGGTTTGTCTGATTCGGGAACCAGTAATACGCCATCACATATTCCTGTGACATCCACCGATTTCCTGTTGATTGGCTGACACCGCTTTCCGCTGGCATCACCACCGAGATTTTTCCTTCTAATTCCATATCTTGTTTCTATTTAATGTTTGGATTGTTGTGTATTGCGTGCTCCATCAATATCTTTTCAACGTTCATGCCGTAGGCGAGGTTATGATGCAGGATGAATGCGTCGAGTTTCTCAGCGACACCCTTGCCGAAGCCGCGTATCTTCTCAAACTCTTTTTTGGGGTGCATCAGTGCGTCGCCCACGGTTGCGTTGCTCGAGCCACCCACAATCTTCATAATAGATAGTACACGGGTGGGCAGGCCTGTCTTGTCGATGGTTAGCGGAAGCATTAACGACTGATAGACGGCCTCGGAGTATGGAATGGTCACCGTTGGGTCAATAGGTTTGCGCTTGGAGGTCTGTGCGAGGTCGCCCTGGGTGATGTGCGATGTGGTCTTTGGGGCTTTCGCCTTGGGCAGTACATCGCCCTTGCTGACGTTCTTCGGTTCTGTATCCGGGTTCTCTTTTGCCTCTACAGGTTTCTCTGAAGAGAGGAACCGGGCGAGCTTCGCCGTGGTGTCTGCCAGCTTCTTCGAGGTGCTGGCGAGTTGGTTCTTCAGGGTGGCGATGGTGCTGGCATCCCTGGTGCGACTCTGCTGTAGGTCTTCCACTTGTGCCGTCAGCCTTGCGGCCTCATGGATGGCGTCGCCCTCCTTCGGCCATGTGGCACAGGCGGTCATGAGGTCGGTGATGGTATCGCGCTCGAGCCAGTCGAGCTTGTGGAGTCCTACGTGTACGAAGATGCCCTCCACAAGTTCCTGTATGGTGAAGTACATATATCCCTTGCCGTCCACGTCGAGCGAGTAGCCGTTGGGCAGCGTCTGTACGCTGACTTTTATGAATTGTTTCTTAGCCATATTATTTCTTGCTATTCTGTTTATTGGTTTTCTTTTGTCTCTTGTCTTTGGTCTGGTCGCCACCGCGCCGCTCTATCATCTCGATGCCGTGACGCTTCAGCCGTTCCTTCGCCTCGCGCCGTGCTTCTGGCGACTTGGCCAGCCGCAGGGCCTTGGCGATATATCTCACCGTCAAGACGGGCATGCCCAGATTTTCGGCTATGTCGCCGTCGATGCCGATGGGGTATTCATTGATCAGCGTGAAGAGCACATCAAAGGAAGCATCCGTGACTTCTACCGGGTCGCCGTCGGTCTCATCCTCATAGATGCGCCTGTTCCTGCCATAGACGATGTCGGTCACGGACTTCAACCTCCACTCCAGTTCGTCGATTTCCTTCTGATGAGCCTCGTGCTCCTTGGCGAGTTGGTCTTCCAGCCGACGGATCTTGCTTATCAGGATGTCGTCACTCGGCTGCTGCTCGTCTCGCTCTTTGAGGGCTTGCCGGAGTTTTTCGTTCTCCCTTTTTAGATTGACATTTTCGGAAGATAGGCTGGGGTTGTTGTAGAATACCTTGCGGTCCTTATACACCACGCGGTCTCGATAGACCACACTCTGCTTCTGCTGCTGGATGCACCGGTTGATAACGCCGCCACTTTGCTTGCAGTCGCCTTGCACCTCCATCGTGTTCACCACGCCACCGTGCATATAGACATCGCCCATGCACGTCACCTGCTGAACGACTCCGCCATGAATGTGCAAGTCGTCCATCGTCACTTGCTCTGCCATACGCTTAGAGACTGCCAGCCAGTCCACACACCAGCACCAGCACCAACGGTGCCACGATGCCATACACCACATACTCCTTCTTTGTAAAGTTCTCACTCATGATGTCCTTCCCCATGATTTCAAAAAACTCTTTCATATTACTTCTGTTTTTAGTTGTTAATAAATTCGTTGCCGTAGATGGATTCGCACCATCGACGCACGGGTTAGTCCCCGCCGCTCTACTTACTGAGCTATACGGCAAACCGCTATAGGGTTATTTACTATTTGCACCGTATCAAGCCGGTGCCGGTGGCAGGGCGCGAAGCTCACATCCACCTTTGTCTTGTCTCTGTAGTCCGTTCCTCAACGTCAGGGCCGCTTGTAGCCTCCGACACTGACAGCAGCCCCGCACCATCGTCGCAACCATCGTCGCTCCAGTTTGTAGCGGTTGGAATACGCCGCCCCCGCCGTCAGTCTTACGTTGTCTTCCATTATGTCAAAGAACCATTTCCCCTTTCATCGTGGAAAGAGCGGGATTCGAACCCGCGATGTCCTACGCTTTCTTCGCCGCCTATCCGAGGCAATTTAATTCCATTTCAGCGGCTTATTCCAATACCGAGGCTTGCGCCTCGCTTGCCTTCGACCACTCAGCCATCCTTCCGTCTCTTGTCCTGTGCCTTGCGCTTCTCCGCAAGGTCATCCCCTTTCATTTCTCCGCATCTGCAAGCCACGGAACTCCCCCTCAGCCAGCATCCGCTGAATCTTCATCCTTGGGTAGCACCAACCAGTCTTGTGCATCACGCCGTCTGCCGTCGTCACCCTCACGCACTCCCTCGGCAGCGTCTGCCCATACCTGTGCAGCCACTCCTTAGTAAACAGTGGCACCGCCTCGCACAACTGCTCGCCCGTCAGCCATTGCTCATGATACACCTCTTGCATCTCCACCGTGGCCTTCCTGACCGCCTGTGCTATCGCTTCCCGTGTCGCCTTATCCAGTGTCATAGTTCCTGTTGCTTTTCTTCGTCCATTGTCAGGCGATTCTATCGCCGTCCTTCCTCATTTCGTCCGCTTGAAAGCAATCGTCAGCGGCTCAGCCACCTTGATGCGCTCGAACTCATAATGGTCGAACTTCTTCACGTCCTGGGCTGCGACCCTTGCGCTCTCCACTGCTCGTTCATCAGGCAATGTGAATACTCCAGTCTCGCCAACCTTCAGGCTTTTCCAGTCGTTTCTGCCAACTTTTTCCTTAATCATACTTTCTTAAATTTACTTAATAGTTTACTTACTTTGTAACAACTTGGCAGAAAAAGCCGTATATTTGCAATCCGACACCCTCGCAAAGTGTTCGCAAATTGGCGGTTTACCGCTTCGAAAAGACGGCCTCCCGTCTGACGGCT